GCAAAACAGGCGAAAACATCAATCAATATCTGGGCAAGGGCGACCCGCTATTCGTTGAAGGTCGGCTAACCCTCGACCAGTGGGAAGCTCAGGACGGAACGAAGCGGAGCAAGCACAAGGTCGCTGTTCAAAGTTTCCAGTTTATAGGTGGTAAATCTAATCAGGATACCCAACAACAGGCAAGGCAAGTATCTGATGATGATATACCCTTTTAGTAAAGAAAGGAATCAAATGGTAAGAGTAAAAGTAGGAGAAAGTTGTAGTGGTTACCTATGGTGGTATGGAATTTACGAAGCCAAGAAAGAGCGTATGCGTGGCAGAATTTACTATGAACGCAAAGGAAATGCTAGCCGTGGCGCCAAGGCAATGGCCAAGAAAATCGGCGTAAAGTATTCAGACGAAATCATAAAGCAGCACGGTTGTTAGCTTTTCATCACCCTCCTCCGAACGGTAAGGGGTTAAGGAGAATCCCTGACCCCAAGCCGTTTTATTGAAAGGAACTATGGAAGATAACTTAAAGCAACTCGGTGAAATACATCTCAAAGTTTATGATTCTCCATCTGATGAGAGAGGCGAAGTCAGAATCTTTATAAGCGGAGAGGATAAAGAATTTAAGATGCTGATGATGTCAGCCGAATTTCTGATGCACTTAGTCGCCCAAAAAAGTAATGCTGGTTACGAGCAAGCACTTGAATTGCTTAGGAAAGGAGCAATGACTTATAAAACGACAAACATACCAGATTTATTAGAGGAAACATAAGGCGGTGCAAAAGGAAACTGGTCAAAATATCGCCCTGTGTGTGCAGGGAGCACCGCCTTACTTTATAGAAAGGATAAGAAAATGGATGAAATAGACAGAAGAATAAAAGCCCTTGAAGCCGCAGAGAAAGTGTTTTGTTGGTATTACATTTTCGGTGAAGACAATTTGGCGGCAAGAGATTTGCTTGCTGACTTAGGAAATAGGTTACGAGCTTGTGGCTATTTGAATCTATCAAATCAAGGATTGCAAACAGATATTTGCCCGATTTGCTTAGATGAAAAACCTATTGACGATTTACATCGTAATTGCGGCAAATAGCCACCGCCTTTTTATAAGCAAGGAAGCAAATGGCAGTTATACATTATGAATGGCGAAACAAACCACAGCACGTCTTTATTGATGGGAGAGAGTTCAAGTTTAAGAGCCTGATAGAATACCGATGGGCGCAGTACCTTCAAAGGCTTTTGGAATTAGAGGCTATTGATTTTTGGGACTACGAGACTACCACCTTTGAATTTACCGAGAGACATCGGACAAAACGCCAATATACTCCTGATTTTGAAGTGCGGGAAACTCTTGAGTTCGGATTGAAACAAAAGGTATTCCACGAAGTAAAAACGTCTTTGAGACAGACCGATATAAGAAGATTTAAGCTAATGGCTGCTGACTTTCCGCTGGTAACGATGGTCTTGGTACTTCCGTCCTGCAGAACAGGTCGTCAATCTATATTGAGGGGCAATGCCCTGAAATATGTAGCTCGGATAGTTTACTGTAACCCGATTTTTAACAAGATGGGCATAAGATAAGAGGCAAGGATGCCAGAGAATAAGGAGAAAATAATGACCTACGCATTCACTATTATCATAACGCCTGAAATAGAAAAAGAAAACGGGTATTTGTACTGTAGTCTTTGCAATACAAAGTTGATGCTCGTGTTGTCACCGGGCGATTGGGATGTTGATGACGAGGCTTTTAAGAGTGGCGAAGAAAAACTGGATGATTATCCAGATGAAGTATTTGTAGGTGAAGTTACTGGTCATTATTGTACATCTTGTCAAGCCTTAACGAGTATGTCATATAATTATTGAGAGGCACGGATGCCGACTGAGAAGATGATGACTGAGGAATTAACTGAGCAGGAAAAACAGAAAGCAAAGGAGCTACATGATGATAAATTGTTAATGATATGGCAAAAATTGAAATCAATAAATTCGTAAACACAATTATATGCGGCGACTGCTTGGATATACTTAAAGAATTTCCAGATTCGTGTGTGGACTTAGTGCTGACTGACCCGCCGTATAATGAAGTCAATAGGCCAAATTCAGGCTTGCGGTCTTTTGATAAAGGAATTGCAGATAGTCTTGAGGTAGATATTCCTATTGTTGCAAAAATTCTTGATAAATTATGTCGTGGGTCAATTTATGTATGGTGTGGCACAGAGCAAGTTTCTTTTTGGCGGCGGGAATTTGTTTCTTTCGGTTTAAGTACAAGACAATGTATCTGGGAAAAAACAAACCCGTCTCCAATAAATGGCCAATATTTATGGTTATCAAATATAGAGAACTGCATATTTGCAAAAAAACCAAGAGCTACTTTTACCCATATATGTGATGGCGCAGTTTGGCGAGCACCAACTGAAAGACGGCAAATACACCCAACCCAAAAACCGTTATATTTAATGACATATTTGATAAATGCAAGTTCAAGACCAAATGAACTCGTTCTCGACCCTTTCTGTGGTTCTGGCACTACTTGTGTAGCCGCCAAGATGTTAGGCCGCAGATATATCGGCATAGACATTTCAAGCGATTATTGCGAGATAGCCCGTCAGCGATTAGAGGCTGTCGATACAGGAGTACCAGTTAAAGAGCAGCGAGCCGGACAGATGGCTCTGGAGTTTGAATGATAATCGGACTTTACAATGTTGATTCTGTTATCCCAAACTTAGCATTGATGAAGATAAGCGCATATCACAAAGCTCAAGGCGATATTGTTAAATGGTATCTTCCTTTGGAACATTACGACAAAGTATATGCCAGTAAAGTATTTACAGATAGTGATTTTGAACCAAAGCCAAATATGATTATTGGTGGCAGTGGATATGAAAAAACAAAGAAATTGCCTCAAGAAATAGATGATATAAAGCCCGACTATTCGATATATCCTGATTGTGATTATTCAATAGGATATACAACAAGGGGATGTATCCGAAAATGCGAGTTCTGTTTTGTGCCTGAAATGGAAGGCAAAATCTATGAATATCGCAAAGTCGCAGATGTATGGCGAGGACAGGGCGATTTAGTATTGCTGGATAATAACATACTTGCAATGCCGAATAAGTTTATTGAAGTGTTGGGGTTTTGCGAGACAAACCAAATTCACGTTGACTTCAATCAAGGTTTGGATTGCAGATTAGTAACAAAAAATATAGCTGATTTAATAAACAAAAAACGAAAACGTTTCACAACTGTAAGATTTGCTTTTGACAATTTGTCTTATATTAAAAGCGTTTATAAAACTTGCGAATTATTAAATGGTTCGTGCTTTTGGTATGTATATTGTGACGAATGGGAAAATGCTCTTGAGCGATTATTGATATTAAAACGCTTAGGTCAGCGACCCTATTTAATGAGAGACAAAAGCGTTAGAGGCCAAAAGAAGTATAATTATTTAGCAAATTGGACAAATAGACAAATGTTATTTCAAAAATTGGATATATATGATTATTTTCCAATTTATCACTCAGTCCAACAGCAGCGAGCCGGGCAGCTTGCTCTGGAGTTTGAATAATAGCAGGGAGGCAATATGGCAAAACAACCTAAATATGTTCAGCTCGAAGCGGAGGCATTTCTGGCAGATTTTATGGGAATGACCGCCGAGGAGCGGGGCTGTTATGCCACCATAATTTTCCACCTTTATAAGATGCACGGACGTTGCATTTTCGATAAATATGAGCTGGCCGCACTGTGTAATTTGACCGATTTGGAATTTGATAAAGTTTGGCGCAGAATTGGAAAGAAATTTGCAATAAAAAGTTCAAAACTTTTTCACAAAAGAGTGAGTAAAGAGTTGCACCGCGCACGAGTATTGATGCAAGTCCGTAGCAGAGCAGGACTTAAAGGGGCAGAAACACGATGGCAAACGCATAGCAAAGCTATAGCTAAAGGTAACGTAAACGTAAACGTAAACGTAAAAGAGAATATTACGAATACGAATACGAAAAGAAAGCCTTCTGCGGCTACGAATACGCTTCGGAAACTTACCTTTAACGAAGCTCTAATCAGCATTATAAAACCACGCAATCAATCCGACCGCACCTGCTTTCGCAATATCACAAACTGGCTTATGGCCGGCTGTTCGAACGGCCGTTTCAATGGGGAAATCTTCGACAGGGTCCTGGACTACGCCAGAGAGGCAAGTGCAGCTCGGAAGCCGGCGGCTGTACTTTTACATCTGCTTAAAAACGAATTGGAGTATAGGCCTCCGGGCAAGCCCTGAAAGAAAAATAATGAAGAAGAAAATACATTATCCAGTTCTAATATACAGCGATGTTTTATGTTCGACGGCCTGTAGTCGTCTTTGGTATCGCCCCCGAAAGAAAATAAAACCCAACGAAGTAGATTGCGGTAACTGTAAGCGAACAAATATTTTCAAGCGAGCCCTGGGAGGAAAATGAAATGGATTGGAGTGAATTTCCTAAATCAACATTTTACCACCAAGAACCCAGAAAGGAAAATGAAATGGATAGTGGTTATGGATGGTGTCAATCTTGTGGAGCCTTGGTATTCAATAGCCCTCAATGCCATAAATGCGATGGAAAAGTAAAACCCTTTTGTGTTGATATAATGCTTGTTAAGCAAGCCGAGCGAATCAAAGAGCTTGAGGATGTAATAGCGGCAGCTTTGCGAATTAGTGATTTGTGGACGTTGAAAGAAGTTGAAACAATGTTTGAAGATGAAGCTAAGGCTCTTTTGTTGATGAAAGAAGGTTTTGAGCAATCCCTGAAAGGAAAATGATGGAAGATGCGCTAATCAAAGTATTAGAAATTTATGCCGAAACAAATTCACCTGTGACTCAACAATTTTATCAAGGTTTATGTCTCAAAGCTATTGAACGAATCAAAGAGCTTGAGACCGCAAAAACAATCGGGATACAAGCCTGTGATTTATTAAAAGAGCGAATCAAAGAGCTTGAAAAAGCCGTGGATGAATGGAGGACAAAGGCAGATTCAGAGTTGGCTATCAACGCGAGGCTGCATACTGAAACGGCAAATTTAGCCAAGCGAATCACAGAGCTTGAGGATGGTTATAGACAGATTCAAGTACTCAATGCCGAAAGAGATAAAGATATTAAGTGGTTGTGTGAGCAAGCCCTGAAAGGAAAATGATAGGTGCAAGGATGTACCAGAAGAAACTAAAACCACGTAAATATACAGAGATGATATTGGATAAGCGAGGCGAAGGATTATGGTTTGCCTTTTTGGTTTACAAGAAGAAACTTGAGGAGTTTTACAGAGTAATCAAGGGCAATCAGTGGGATGTTGTTCAGGCAGCTCGCATAATCAAGAAAGAACATCACATCAATAAAGCTATACAGATACGATAATTCGAGGCCACCACGTCCGTTCTAAGGCACGAACTCAACACATTTACTATGGCACTCTATACAAATAGGAATTACGTCCAGCCAATGGTTTGGTTTGTATCCGTGCCAATGATGATATTGTTGAGCGGGGCTTTTACAGCAACGGCAAAGTAAAATATTAGACCGAGCTAATCTTCCAGACTCAATAGCATATTTTACAGCATTCCTGGCTCTTATTTGATTTAGATGGAAAGACTTAGAACGCTTGTCGGCAATTTTGCCTTTTTTAGTCTTTTGGTATTTTCTATTTGATTTGCAAGAAGTATATTTGCCTTGTGAGCTTTGTTGGTATTCTTTGCGACAAGATATACAATATATTTGAAGTCCATCTTTTTTACTTTTGTCTTTATGAAATTCATAAATCGTCTTAACTTGTTTACACTTGGAGCATATTTTCATTTCACACCACCTTTCAAGTTATCGTTAAACTTTCAGCATACACCAAGCCGTTAAAGTTAATGTACACATTTGACGCAATTATCCAAACGACTACATCTTCCATTGTATATGTTCGTGTTGCAAATATTACAAAGAGAACAATAATGGTTTACGCAGAACTGGCATAAGAGGACGGGCTTGCCGCTTTCTGTAAAAGCTTCGATTAAATGCTCTGTTTCATTACCGCATTCTTTGCATTGTGTTTGCTCTGTCATTTTTCTATCCCTTCATAAAGTGTTAATGGTTAAACTATTATTTTAATTTTGCTTATCAAGCTATTGGCAAGAGTAGTTGATTCGACCATATAATCACCAAGTTTTACAGGTTTGTCGAATTTTACTAAACTTTGGCCTCGCATATTGACAAGACCTTGAGAATGAGAATGGTCTTGAATCGTAGCTTTTACCTCTGTGTGATTACTGCCGATATAGCAATAAACTTTTGTCCCTACTTTGTATCTCATTTTCACACCTTTCAAATAGTTAAGTTTCAAACAGCATACGCCGGAGCGTTCTATTTTATTACATCTAAGTAAACGGCGATGTCCTGCAAGTTGCGTATAAAATGGGCGCTATCATCAATTTGTAGTAATTGTCTTTTTGGCGTTGTCTGCTTGTTTATTGGTTTTTCTGTAATTGCTCTCGTCAAAAGCAAATATGCCGCTCTAATTCTTTTCTTGTCCATTATCCTATCCTTTCAGTTAAATTAAAGTTTAACAGCATACGCCGGAGCGTTGTCTGCGCTCCAGTGTCGGCTGTTAGCTGTCTAATTGTTTCAGGCTTCTTGCTTTTATCCAGCTTGTGTCAGTTAATTGCACATAAGCATCTGCACAAAAAGCTAAATTGTAATCAAAGATGTTTACTTGCTTTTTTGTGCCGTTTGGTAATATTACCTTTTTTGTTTGGTTGATTAAAACTGTTGCCATTGTCCTATCCCTTCAAATAAAAAGCCCGACTGCCTTGCAACAACTACTGACCAAAGTGAATTGAGACAAAGACAGCCGAGCGATTGTTTTATTTTGTTGTGTTGGTCAGTAATCATTACATACTAATTATCGTCTTTTTCGGCCAAAACATCAAGAAAAATATTTCAAGGAAATGAAAATATCTACAAAATCGCCATTATTGAGCTAAAAACGCAGAATAAATCTTCATATTTTATCAAAAATAATTAATTATTATCCTTGCGGTTTGATGTGGATTTGTTAGTTTGAACGAAGTATGCACGGATGCAATATGATAATGGATAACAAAGTTAAGAGCCTAATAGCCAGCCTTCTCTTTTTCTGTAACCGCAGAGAAAAGAGGGTTGGCTTTGAGAAAGAAAGGAAGTAGAATTATGGACGAGAACATAAAATCGGCTTGTGATGAGTTAAGAAAAGACATTAAGGTCCTTGGTGAAACAGTTAAGATGCAGATGAACAATCCTGTATTTGATGGCGAACAAGCATATTCTGGCCAACACAGCGAAATGAAGGCCAATATAATGTTGGCCTATCGCCACCTTGAAGATGCCCGGATGCGTGTAGGCAAGATACTACAAGCTGCGGACGATGGAGTATCTATTCTTGACAAACCCCTGACAGCATAAGACAGGAAATAAATGGAAAACATAAAAAAGCATGAACAAGAGCTTGAAACACATATATGTAATATTTGTCAGAAAGAATCTTGTCAATGCAGGCCAGTTATATTAGCCAGCGAACAGCCAAAAGAAGATAAATGTCAATATTGCGGAGCCGGGCGTGTGGTGAGGCCATCAGGTGAATGGCAGTATTATTGTAATTGTGATGACCCAATAAAACGCCCTGAACAGCCAATAAATACAGAATGTGCCGTTAAAAGCTCAAACCTTGAGATAATCAAACAAATAGAAGGCTGTATGAAAGTAATGATGGCATTACTGGAGCAAATAGATTAAAATAATGGCAAAAGGACAAGGGATCGGCGGCGGTAGGCCAACAAAGTATAAGGCGGAGTATTGTGATATAACACAGTATTTAGAATATTGTAAATCAGAGCCAGAACTTCCAACTATTTGTGGTTACGCTGTTTATGTCGGTGTGTGTGAAGATACATTGTATAAATGGGGAGAAAAGCACAATAAGTTTTCAGGCACATTAAGGGAAATATTAGTTATCGAGAAGCGCCAACTCATCAATAGAGGCCTCGACAGCTCTTATAACAGTACTATAGCGAAATTGCTGTTGTCTGCTAATCATGGCATGGCCGAGAAGACAGAGACGAAATACGGCCTTACAGAGGCCACAGCGACGTTAATGGGCTTGATTGACGGCACGAGCAAGGGCGTGTTACCGGCGGCAGAGGAGGTTAAAGATGGATAGATATTGTACACAGTATTACATATCTACGTACAATATAAGGCTTTATGGCTGTTTACTTGACAGTGTACCCGCTTTATTGGTGCTTAAATAGGGGTATTTATAAGATTAAGTAATACTAAGGAGATTGAAGATGATTGAATGGCTCTTGCGTGATACTACCACATGCGTCTTATTGGTGATATTGGCTTGTGCCGTAATTCTAAGCGTATGGGCTAATATCATCTATTATCGAGACCGTAAGAGGGACAGGAAGGCCACTGAGGCCGCGTTGAAGGAGGCAGGCTATGTATAAAGACCCGGACAAGCAGCGAGAAGCTAATAGGAAGGCACAGGCTAAGTTTAAGGCCAAGGGTATTACTGAAGGTATTACTGGTCAGGGTATTACTGACACAAAGCGAGTAATACCCAAGTATCCAAGTATATCTGATGCTGAATTCACAAGGCTGTTGGCCTCTGTGCCGCCAGGCACGCCTAACATCAGAGTCAGCAAGCCCGGCGATGCAGACTACGTGCCACACAGCGAGATAACAAGGGCATACATACAATCAAGGGCAAGATAATGGGACTATTTGAGACTATGTTTGGATTATCCGAAGCAAAAGGATATGATTTTCAAGGTATGGCTGCGATGCGATTAGGGCATGGACTGGAACCGATAGATTGGACTACAATCCTACTGAACCAGTTGAGAGCCGAGCAGTTGAGACGACCATTGAACGTATGCGAGCAGTTTCTTTTGGAGAGTTTGAGCAAGGCATGATAGCAACTAAGACAACAAAGCTCAATACTAAGACCAAGGCAAGGCTAAAGAAGCTCGGCAATCGGTATTGGCGATTGAACCACTTGTATTACATCCTTGACCAGGAGGGGATGCGAATACTGTTCGAGATGAACGTTGTTCAGAGGCTTCTGTACTTTGCTTTATGGTGGCTGAACATCATTCCCAAGAGCCGTCAACACGGAATCACGACGTTTATAGCAATATTCATGCTGGATGCGTGTCTGTTCAATTCAAATATGAGATGCGGGATAATCGCTCACAAGTTAGCCGATGCCAAGAAGATATTTCGGGACAAGATACGATACGCTTATGAGAACCTGCCCGCAGACCTAAAAGCGGCTGTTTCGTTAGTCAAAGACGATGCACAAGAACTAATTTGGAGAAACAACAGTGGTATCTACGTTGGAACATCGATGCGTTCAGGGACATTGCAGATGCTTCATGTGTCAGAATATGCGTGGACTTGCACCCATGCGCCGCTCAAGGCTGCTGAGATTAAGGCAGGAGCGATGGAGACGATTCACGAGAAAGGGATGATATTCATTGAAAGCACCTTTGAAGGCCCGATGGGTGATTTTCCTGAGATGTGCAAGGAAGCGGAGCAGATTAGGCAGAGAGGCCGTGAATTGGGGCCGTTGGACTACAAGATACATTTCTTTAACTGGATGCAGAAGGAAAGCAACGTCACAGACCCGCGATTCGTTGAGATAAGCCCTGAGATGAACGTCTATTTTGGTAAGTTAGAGGACATATACTCAAAGACGATAACTCCGGGCCAGCGAGCGTGGTATGTTGCTAAGAAGAAGACATTGAAGCACTTAATGTTAAAGGAGCATCCGTCAACTCTTGAGGAAGCCAGTATTGCTGCTGTTGAGGGTGCGTATTATGCTGCTGAGATGGCCCAGATGCGAGAGGAAGGCCGTATATGCTGCGTCAGGCACGTTAAAGACTATCCTGTGCATACTGTGTGTGATTTAGGATTAGGCGGTCACATGCCATGGATATTCTTTCAGGTGATAGGTCTTGAGGTTCACATCATTAACTGTTTTGCATTGTCAGATAAGAGCGATATTCGGGGCGGAGCCGTCTTTTATCGTGAGATGTTAGACAAAATGAAAGAAAAGCACGGTTATATCTACGGCAAGCACTTTGCCCCATTCGATATGGTCAAGGGTGAAATCGGGACAGGTGAGGCTGTTTACCAGACCTTCGCACGTAATGGCATAAACTTTGTGAAGTTAGAGCAGGAGGACTACGTTCTCGATGGTATCGAGCGAATGACGAACCTTTATCCGAGATTATGGATTGATAGCGAGTTATGTCAGGACTTGATTATAGCCTGGTCGTCATATCATCGTGAATGGATTGATAAATTGGACAGGTACAGTGACGGACCGCATCCCGACAAGTCGAGTCATTATGCCGATGCAGGCCGGTACTTGAGCAAGGTAATCGAGTCAGGGATGTATAGGTCGAGCAATATGAGCAAGGAACGATGGAGGCAGTTAAAGGCTGAATATGCTTAGAGGAATAAATGGCAACTGAACGAGACAGAGCGAAGGATTACAAGGCTGCTTATGACCAGGCCAACGCTGGCTTTGGTGCCTGGCAGATGCAGGTCAAGAATGATTTAACGATATATTTAAGTAATCCCTGGACCGAGAAGGACAGAATTAGATTCAAAAAGGAAAACCGTGAATCAGCGAGTTTTCCCCAGATTCGGATGATTATTAACTGGATTTCAGGTTATCAGAGCGACAATATCCGGTCTATTCGTTACGACCCCACCGAGGATGGAGATGTTCTTACGGCGGAGCAATTTACTGCCATAGGCACCTGGTCGATGCAGCATACCAACGGTTACGATATAATCTCAGATGCCTTTGAAGGCTGTTTGAAATGTGCAATGAACCTTGTGAATGCGTATAACGACCGCAATTCAGATACAAAGCTCGAACGATTCGGGTACAATCAGTTTCTCTTAGACCCCACGTTCAGTCGCAGAGACCTTGATGATTGCAGTTATGGAATGATTCGGAAGTATATTACTAAGGATGATGCCAAGATGTTACTTCCGGGCAAAGAGAGTTTTATTGAGAGTATTGATGTTACGGTCAATTCCGATGCTCAGGGTGATATTTTCCCGTATTATCAACGTCCTCAGTTATATGGCGATAGGTTACTTGCCTACGACGAATTTCAGCAGAGGACAACGGTAGATAAGAAGATTATTCTCATAAAACCACTTAATAAGGAGATTGTCTGGGAAGGCACAAAGAGACAACTTCCTTACTTTATGAAATATATGGTTCAAAAGGAGGGTATTCCGCCCGAATTACTTTCGGTCATTACCCGCTGGGAGCCTACGGTTGAGGTATCCACGTTTCTCGAAGGTACAGAGGTCAATCACGGAATAGACTTGTTTGGGATAGGCGACTTTAGCTTTACCCCGATTATTGCCTATTTTGACCCCGACCACGACAGGATGGAGATTAAGTTACAGAGCATAGTCAGGGGTTTGGTGGATGCTCAGCGGGCTTCTGATAAGCGCATGATGGCTATGACTTCAGTATTTGAGCAGCAGATTGGGGCGGGTGTTGATTTTGAGGAAGGTGCTTTTGTTGATGATGAGGATGCTTTCAAGACTGGCGCCGGTAAACCACGATTATTGAAAGAGGGCAAATTAGAAAGAATAAGGGACAGAGTAATCCCCGACATTCCACAGGGTATGTTCCAATTCGAGGACTTGACCGTTCGCAAGATGTATAAATCGGCTGGCATTAACGAAGAAATGACCGGGCAGGCAGAGGGCGGCAATCCACAAATCGCCGGATATTTAGCCAAGTTAAGGGTCGCCGGCGGTCTTATAGGGATGAAGGGTATATTCCGCAATCTGGCATTGAGTCAAAAGACAATAGGGCGAAAGCTGTTGAGGCTCTATCAGCAATATCCTCTCGATAAGGTTCAGAGAATACTCAATCAGGAGCCGTCGCCGCAGTTCCAGAGTCGGGAGTTCGGTAAATATGATTGTGCTACCGTCGAGGGCGTAATAACCGATACTCAGAAGAATATGTTTTATGCCGATCTGGTTCAATTGACGGAGATGTTGATTCGGTTGAAACAGCCGGTGCCGCCGTTTATGCTCTCGATGCTATTGAAGAACGCCCCGATAGCGGGTAAACCAGAACTATTGAAAATGATTCAGCAGTACGAGCAGCAGCAGTCACAACAGGCACAGGAACAGAAGCAGAAGCAGGATATGGCTCAAATGTTGGAGATTGAGCGTGTCAAGGGCGAGATATTCGCTAACAGGGGCATAGCCGAGGCACAGAGGGCAAAAGCTGTCGAGGACATATCCGATGCGGCCTTGAACAGAGTTAAGGTCATAGCTGAGATAAACGATATGGGTGCCAGTAAAATGTTGGAATTAGTCGGTTTGGGTTTGCAGTTTGAGCAGATAAAACAACAGAACAGAGAGGTAACGGCGAAATCGTGAAAAAGAAAACTACTGAACAAATAAAGGAGATGGATTTAGTGGCGTTTGTATCTTATTTGTTTGATATAGCTAAAGATGCTGGTATCAAAAATCCAGGCCTTGCAGTTCTATTATTTTTAAGAAAAGAATGGGCGAAATTGTGAACAAAGATGAAATAGATAAATACGTCAAAGACCTTGAAGAGGGGATAAAACCTACTTTAGTGTTTAACAAAGCAGACCAATATGGTGACTATCATACGCTAACTGATGATGGTGATGAAACATTTGAGGTATCGAAATCGCTTCTAATGCGACAAGTGGAAAAATTCATACCAGAAAAACTTAGGCATCTTGTCGTATGGATAAAACATCATTGGGAAGCTCGTAGTGTAAAAGTAGAAGATAATAATTACGAAATGTTCGGACTTACAAAAGACAAAATAGGCACAACAATTGTTATTCCTGAACATTGGACTATTGGTTGGAAATATACTCCGGAGGCGAAATCGTGAAAGCAAGACTTGATTGTGAGAAAAAAGATTGTGTCAACTATGGTGGCCTTGGATGTCACGGCACAGACGACCCTCTGAATCAAACTTGTTGTTGGTTGAAATTGAATAAGGCAAAAAGGTGTCTTGATTCTAAGCCGAAGTATATTCATTATGATGCGAAATGTACTTGCGGAGATTACTGGTGCCGAGAATGTCATAACAGACAGGATATGAAAACGTATGCCTAAAATAACCAAAGACGTGACATTATGGCTCACAGATGAGCTTCACAAGGTACTCACTAAGGTCATAATGGCCAAAGAGAACCATCCTCGGATTTATTACATACTGGTAATAATGAACGATAGATATTTGGGACCACCGTCTGTTCGGAACAATAGTTTGATAAACAAGGGGAAGCAGGGCATATGTACGATAGACTTAGAGGGCAAGTTTGTGATTCACAACAGGCTTGTTCTTATGGACAGGCCGCCGATGGTTCCGATGTTGAGTACGTCTTTATGGCGGATTAACAATAGAATTGGCGAAGCTCGGTGCGAATACATTTTACCGCCAGACAAACCGATAATTTACGGAACGCAGATGGGCGAGGCGAGCAAGTTCATTTGGAAGTCGTCTCGTGGCGCTCCGTTGGTATGGAGTTCAAATAATTGATATGTTGCAATTGAAATTCATATATAGGTTCTTTTTTGGAGGTTCTTACTACGGTAACAAGCGTAGTGCGTGGTGTTATACGCCAAAGGTTCGGTTTATAGGAACCGGCAGTTGTTGCAAACCCAATTTGAGGCATTGTCTAAAGATGTGGAATCGACATCGTTACGATTCGCATAGTTATCGAGATGGTTGGTATCTTGTGCCGACTTCAATTTGGCAGTATTTATTTTAAAGGAACAAAAATCTATTTCTTCAAGGAGTAATTATGCCGTGCAAAGGTGGAAAAAAAGGTGGCAAGAGAGGTCGTAAAAAAGGCGGACGAAGGAAATGACCGTAGATGTAAATAAAGAGGACGAGAGAAAAATCGAGAATGCTCACAGGTTAGTAAGAGAGATATTTCCGAATATTATCGGAAGTTTTGAATTTCACTTGCATCCTGAGCAAAAGAAGGCTATATACAAGTTAGTATTGCACGGTTTTGTGCGACCGAAGGAGTAATATGTGTAGATTATTTAATGATATAGTAAATGAATCGCTAAGAAAAGAAAACGCTGAATTGGAGAGACAGTTGACAGAATATAGGCAACGAGATTTTCTTCGCGAGATGTTTGCACCGTATTGTCAATCATTACAACAGCAATCCGTAGGGATGCGCCGACCTATGTTTAGAGAAAAGGTGCGACCGAAAGAGTAATCGGAGAAAAAGATGGATAAATGGAAATATAGGTTTTTTATAATCATTGCCTTCATTATTGGATATTGGCTTAGTAGCGTCATGAGCAATTATGGTTACTTGTTTTATATTGGTAGTAATGAAATCAAATATCAAAGTGCATATTTTGGAATATTATTAGACCCCAAAGAATAGTATGAAGCGTAGAACTTTTCTAAAATCTGTTCTTGGTGTTTTGGTTTTACCAGTACTTCCAAAACCAAAGGCGAAAATATCGCCAAAAATACCAAAGAAAATTAGATGGCGTAGGTACGCAAAATTAGAGGCTCCTGCGATGCCTTTAACTGATGGAATAGAACCAATTAACTGGAAAATGTGGCACGCAACCAGAATCTTAGATGATTCTATTCACGTATTGGCAATCTCGGCTTGACAAGTTAAGATAAATTTAGGGTAAACCAAATAATGGCCCCTGTTTTTCTGGAACATTGTGTTCTGGAAAGGCAGGGGCTTTTTTTATTGCCGCCGCCGGGCGTAACGGGCGTAACGGGCGTAATGTGACCGTCGCCGGGTCAACAGGAGAAAAAACGATGGAACCAGAAGTAAAGGGCGCAATAGACCCAAGTGCCGCCAACTTGGAACCGGGCGTAATTCCTCCAGAGGGCGTTCCTCAAAAAGGGACTCCAGCCGCCGTGGAGAATCAGGAAGTAGAAGGACTAAAGGCTGCCGCTGTAGCTGAACGTGAAAAGCGCCAGGCTGCGGAGGCCGAATTACAGAACGCACGTGATCAAGTGGCGCTTATGAGCCAGCAGGCTCCGGCCCAACCGCAAAAGCAAACGGCTTTACATCAAGCCATAGCGAAGCAACTGGGTATCGACCTTGATATGGCAACGCCGCAAGAGACATTGCAGATAACAGAAGCAATGTTAATGATTACATCCGGCCAGCAGTCTGAGCAGTCTTTTGTAAATTCACATCCTGATTATGCAGAAGTGGTGGGCGTAAACGGGCCGGGAGGCCAATTTCAATACGCACCACCGTTATTAAGAGCATTAAAAGGAAATCCCGCTTTAGGCAATGCCCTGCAGAATAGTCCCAACAAGGCTGTTCTGGCTTATGAGATTGCTCGCAATGACCCTCAATACTTAAAAGATGTAGCTGAGAAGGCAAAAGCACCTGATACGAAAGCTGCTGAGAAAGCAGTAGCCGCAATTACCGCGGCCAACAAACAGATGTCGATAAGTGGCGCCAAAGGTGGCGGCACACTTGACAATGCCGCAAGACGAGCCGCTCAGACTGATGAGGAGTTCTTGGCCGAGAATCAGAAGATAATGGACAAGGCTTTGTAGCGGGTAGAAAGGTACTACAATGCCAGACGCATTAACGACTACTAACGAAGTCGACCCGGCTATAAATATGTCATACCAAAGGACGCTTTTACAGCCGCCGACTCCGAAGTACATTTTTAACAAGTTTTCACAGAGGTTCAGTATTGCCCGAAAGTCCGGCAATACAATCAAGATGCGGCGATACAACAGGTACGATGCCGCAACAACCCCGCTGACCGAAGGTATTACCCCCAACGGTCACAGGCAGAGCAAGGTCGATGTACTGGCTACGGTCAGTCAGTACGGTGACTTTGCCACGATTACCGATGTTGTCGATTTGACTGTTCAAGACCCCAATATCACAATTGAGGTCACTCGTCAAAACGACCAGATGTTAAATACTATTGACCAGCTTACCCGCGATACCTTGGTTGCTTCGGCTTCGAGTACGCTTTGTGCAAACGGCGCTCCGGTCGTGACGTATTTGAATAAGATTGACATTGACGCCGTTAGACAAACTCTACGTACTAACGATGCCGATTATATGACCAGACTTGTCAGGGCTGGTACGGGTCAGGGGACCTCGCCTATTCGTCCGTCTTACTGGGCGATGGCAGACATTGACCTTGAAAACGACCTTGAGGGCGTAGCCGGATACAAGAACGTATCCAATTATGCCGCTCAACAGGGCGTTGACGAAGCCGAGTGGTGTTCGACCGGCAACGTCCGCTGGTTGACGACCACGCAAGGCTACGTTGCAGCAGGCACATATTCTTGTCCTATCATAGGTCAGCGAGCCTATGGTACGGTTGATATAAACGGTGGCAATGCCCAGGCGATTATCAAAGGTTTCGGTTCCGGTGGAACTACAGACCCGCTAAACCAACGTGCGACGGTTGGCTGGAAAATGTGGCAGGTAGCCAGAATCCTCAACGATTTATTCATCCACGTTCTGCAATGCACGAACTTTTAACGGCTAACTGCCAGAAAGGATAAATTATGTCAGTTGAAATAGTAAGCGGAAAACTCATAGCGGCCAATGGCGTTGCTACAAATGTAGAGTGTGGTTTCATTCCAGACTTCATTCAGCTAATCAAGGCTTTAGGTGGAACGGAAGTACACTATAAATGGTATAGGGTTCTTTATGAACACGCTGCGGCTTTAACTGGAATGTATGGGTATCAAGTAGATGTTGCCCCTGTTCCTCTTGCGAGTGCTGCTCTGGGGTTCATACCCTATAACACAGCAATCAACTCGGTTTTGCTTCCCGCTCCTGATGCCGATGGTGTTGTACCGGCTCCGACGTGCCTTGACTACAATGTTCTTACAACCTATGTAGCCAGAGATTTGACGGCAGGCGTAGAGGTATTAGGTAGTGCTGTCAGACCTACTACCCATAACGGTTTTGTTTATGAATGCGTTGTTGCTTCAGGTGGAGCATCAGGTGCAGAACCGACGTGGGGAACAACTTTAGGTGGCAGAACAGTAGCGGCCAGTGGCGACGAGTGGATTTGCCGCGAGGAAAGAACCGTAAGGCGTGGAGTCAAAGGTTTTACGATTGGTGCAACTCTTAGCATTGATGGCGAGTATTGGGTCTTCGATGCCCAAAAGCACGACAGGTTTAACTTCATGGGCGATGCCGATGTAGAGAATCCTGTGACCTTCGGTGAACACATGCGTTGATTTAACTATTAACTTAACGGGGCGGGCTTTGTTGTTCGCCCCATACTTTAACTTTAATGGAGAAAAGGACTATGGATATTATGGAACAAGAAATAATGGAACCAGTACAGAGCGACCTAACAGAATCGTTGCCTCTGGAAAAACAACTTGAGAGTATGAACAGGACTCAATTGGTTAAAAAAATGGACGAGTTGGGTTATCAGGTTGACGGCAGAGTAAGCGAAAAAACCATCAGGGAGAGTATTATCAAGAGGATTGCCGAACAAAAAAGTAATGCGAAACAAAGAAATGCGGAATCCCTTGCTATGACTATCAGCAAAGATGACCCGATGATAGAGGTCAAGTTCTTCAATCTGGAAAGTCCAGAAACGGATATTGAGTTTGCATATTCAGGCAAGCGGGGCATGTACGGGCCAGCATTTACCAAGGACGGCAAGAAGTATGGTAATCCCAACGGTTTTAGAAAGTGTCCAAAGTATCACCTTTTCCCCGGCGAAGCTGTGAAGTTGCCGTTTAGTGTGTACGAGCATCTTGAGAAGTTGACGTACGTAACGCACAAAGCGGTACACGACCCTGTAACCGGCATGATAGGAGGCAACATTCCTATTATCAAGCCGAGATTTCTCCTTCAGTTGGTTGTAACCAAGGAGCAAGTAATCAATATGAACAAATAAAGGGAGTATAAAATGAGAAATGTAACATTCGACCAATGCGACTCTACAGAGGAAATCTGTGGACTGTTTAACAAGGTTTTTGCCAATCAGGAACAAATGGAAGGAAAGATACTTCAACTTTCAAAAAGGGTAGAAGCTCTGGAACCCATAGTGGTTCCCAAAGTGGAAGACGTAATAGAGTTACCAATTCCAATTCCAATTCTTCCAAAGGCAAAACCGAAAAAGAAAGGACGTACTATGAAGAAAGGATTTGCACTTACAAGAGTTCTTGCAGTTTTGATGTTAGTGGCAGCTATAGCGGGCTTGTGTTATACGAGTGCTGTGTACGCGGCCTATGTGCCGACTGACATTACCTACGAGATTGCATCTAACCCCGAAATGCTGGCGACATACCTGAGAGACGTTACGGGTACAATGATTAGCGACTCATACCTGTTCACTCCTACTTTACCGGCAAATGCACCGCCACTTGCGGAGGGCAGGGTTTGGTACGATACTACTGCTAATGCCTTGATGCTATCCGTTGACGGTTTGGCGTGGACGACCATAGCTGCTGCTGGTGGTAATAGTCTTGATGCAGCTTACAATCTCAGCGAGGCAATAACCGTAGATGCCACAGCGGTCACATTGACTGTTCCTCTTGCTGCTGCTAATCCAGCGTTGATTCTTGTTAGCAACGATACTACTTCCGACCCTGACGTTTTGGTTATTGACCAAAATTCCGACCTCGCAACTGTTACTGCTGTCCAGATTGATAGTGTTACCGGTTACGATATTCGAGGTACGTCTGATACTTGGTATGTGTCTTATCTTGGCGTTGGTACGTATGTCGGTCTTGACGTTGGTGCTACCGATATTACACTGGAAAACGACGGCGTAATTAACAACACCACAGATAATGAGATTGAGTTTATCGAGAACGCCGAGGAGTTCAGCTTTGCCTTTAATGGTAACACACTCACATTAGCCACAGATACGGGCATAGACACTCTTGAGTATGGCGTGGTTGACGATGCTAATGGTCTTGGCAATATCTATTTTGATTCCGCCGCTTCACAAATCACCCTTGCTGCCAACCAAGACGCTGACGACCTTCTCGTTCAGGTTACAGGCGCTCTTAACGCAACTCTCGATTTGCGTTCTGCCGGTACTGGCGATGATGCGATTATAGCAAGGGCTACTGCCGGTGGTATTGACGTTGACGCTGTTAAGTCGATAGTTATAACGTCAGTAGAAAACACCGCTGATTCCATAGTGATACAATCTACCATAGGTGGTATTGATATTCGGGCTGATGCTGCCGGTGCCGCCGAGGATATTGATATTACTAATACGGGCGGTTCGGTCAATATTGCAGCTACAGAAGACGCTGCGGCTGCCATTACATTGACAACGAATGGCGGCACATCCGAAACGATTGTAGTCACCAACACGCAGGGAGAAGGTGCAGATTCTATTACAGTTGCTAGTACAGCCGGTGGAATAGATATTGACGCCGCTTTAGGTATTACAATTGATAACGCCGGAGCCGCAAGTGATATTGTTCTTACTTCTGCTTTAGGCTCTATAGGACTTTCAGCCTCAGAGGATGCGACAGACGCTATTAACATTGATTCTACGGCTGGCGGTATTGATATTGATGCCGTCGGTGAGGCCGGACAGGATATTGTAATCACCAATACCGGCGGTTCAGTTCAGATTGTAGCTACAGAAGCCGCTGCTCTCGATGCTTTCAATCTTGACGTTACTGGCGCTATTTCAGGCGTTGATGTCGATACTACCAACGGCCCTATAGTCCTTACCGCTGCCAATGCGGATAACGGCGATATTACGTTAGTGGCGGCTGATGTTATGACTTTTACCTCTGTTGATACCAAGGTCTTTGACGGTGCGGCTACTGAAGTATGGAATATCACCGGGACGGCTGCGGGCGGCTTTGAACATATCATTTCCTTCACGGACGCTACAGCAGATATTACCTGGACGTTTCCTGATGGTGGTACTGATATTCTTGCGATTATGGGTTCGACCCTTGCGACTAATTATCCTGATATAGCCAACTCTGTTACGGGCGGCACTAACCAGTTAATCTTTGAAGGTGCCGGAGTAGATGCTCACGAGGCCATAATTACTGCTACAGACCCTACGGCTGATATTATCTGGACGCTTCCTGATGGTGTAGCACAGACAGTTTCCGTTATGGCTTCGACGCTGGCAACTAATATGCCGGAAATAGCAAACTCAGTAACAGGCGGTACAAACCAACTTATTTTTGAAGGAACCTTAGACGCCTTTGAGACAATCCTTACAGCTAATGATGCTACAGTGGCCGACAAAACTCTGACATTACCTAATGATGACGGAGATGTTGTATATGCGCCCGCAGGTGGTACGACTTATGGTGCTGGTGCTGGTGCTATACCTGTCACTCATGTTTATGTTGCCTATACAAGCGTTGGTGGTGCCGAAGCCTTGACTTTGGCAGACGGCCAAGATGGTCAGGTAATAGTTATCAATCATGTAGTCGATGGCGGTAACGGTGTATTGACTCCCGCAACAGCAGCGGGTTGGACAAGTATTGACCTTGCCGATGCTGGTGATACAGTTTCGTGCATTTTTGTTAATACTGTTGGATGGGCAATACTTGGTACATCTGGTAATGCCGCACCACCAGTAGTAACACCATAATTTATATAGGCAGCGGTAGTCATCTTTTTCTCCAAAATGGCTACCGCTTGCCTTTAACGAGGTAAGAATTATGGCTGATTTAACTTGGAAGCGTTCCGAGATAAGGACTCGTTGGCGGCAACTGACCGGCAGAACACAGGTATCCGATATTGCTGATGTTGACGTTGATGCTCTGATAAACGACTACTACGTAAACTACTTCCCCGAAGATGCTCTCGTCACCAACTTTGACGACTGGTTCACACAGGCAGCGATAGCAACGGACAACGGCGAGTATAGTCTGGCTCAGACGATAGTAAAACTAATGGAGCCTATGACGATAAACGGCGCGGAGATTACGTTTTATCAAGACAAAAATTACTTCTTTCAAAGTTATCCTGATGACGAACAATATATCACCGCCCCAGGAATTGCCATAGGTTCCGTTGATTCTACTAAGGTCTTGAACGCAGCTTTTAGTTTTGATATACAAGGCCAGTCTTATGCCAAGGCCAGTGCCGAGAATACCTTTATCGGTCTTAGCACGGTTCCCCAGAACAAGTATGGTGCCTTCTCTCTAACGATAGAATCTGACGGCACAATCACAATCAACGAGGCCGATGATAATGCAACTGGCTACGATTCGCCAGGGCTGGCGATTGCCGGACTACCCAATGCCGGTAGTGATACGGCTTATATGGGTTTTGTTACCGTGATAGAAACGGCTGCGGCTGGATTCATACCTGGCACAACAGACCTTGCTACGGGGGGTACGGTAACGGCTACTTATACTGACGGCGACCCTGCCAAAAGGGGAGAACCGTCTGGTGCTTTGGTTATCAATAACAAGTTATTCCTACGCCCGAAAGCAGATGACACTTACCAGTTTAAGGCCGCCTCGGAGATGAACAGGCCGATTGCATTAGCGGCTGATGCTTCCGTTCCTGCCGATATGAAGCAGGGGCCAGCGATTGCTATGGGCGCTGCAATTATGTATCTGGCACCGAGGGGCGGGCAGGCAAGGATAGCCGAGCTTACAGGCACACCAAACTTCAGTCTTGCGGATTATATGTTAAAATCAATACAAACAAAGAAACGGCTGTCTATGCGTGGGCGCGTAGCTGAACCATCTTTTTAGGAGAATTATTATGAATTGTGAAAATTGTAAATTCTTTGAACCTGTCGGAAGCGTGGGAACCTGTCGAAGATTTCCACCGAATCAGGACGGGAAAGGTGCGCATACAGTAGATGAGTTTCCTACTGTTAGAAAAGAATATTGGTGTGGAGAACACAAGAAAGGGGCAAGAAAATGAGAAAGTCACTAATTGTACTACTGATTCTACTGTGTATCGGTGCGGTTTTGTGGGCGACTGAAACATCTGTTTTAACGAGCTGGGTAGAAAGAAGAAATCAGGAGCCGCTGATAAAGCCGGCCTGGGAGCGCGTTATTACGTTTACATACGATGCTGATGATACTTTAGCGAAAACGGAAGCGCTTCCAATCAACTGCATTTTGTTGAAAGTGATACTGGAAATTCCACTCACTACTACTACCGGAACTACGGAGCAGTTGTTAATATTAGACAACGGCGATAACACAATCTTTGATTCAACGGAGGTAGCGGAAAACGCTACGCATGTTTTTGATGTTTACGAACCTTTGACGGGAACTATTGACATTATCTTAGAGCCATCTACCTTTTCTGGCGATGCCGTGACGGAAAAAATTGTTACTCTTCGAGGTATCTGATATGAAAAAAACAACGGTTCTAATTATATTGGCTACTTGTTCTCTTTTATATGCAGCAGGTAACGAGTCGGCTGTTTTGACAAGCTGGGTAGAGCGAAGGAACCAGGAACCGTTAATAAAGCCAGTTTGGGAATTTGTGATTACAGGCACGTGGACTGCTGAGGATGATGCCGATACGAAGATAACGATTCCTGTAAACGGGGTAATAATAACAGTAATCCTTGAAATACCACAAAGCAAAACCGGGGCTGACGTTGAGGTTGAAATAGGAGATAGCGCCGAACATATAATATTCGATTCCGGAGACCAGGCTGCGGGCGGGACTTGCACTTACAGCATTTTCGAGCCTGTAACAGAAAACATAAAAGTTTGGATGGGGCCATCTATACCATTTGGAGTCGGCGGTGGAGAGATTGTAGTCACTTTACGAGGTATTTGATATGAAAAAGGTTCTAATAGTCTTATTGGTTTTATCAATAACCATTACTGTCTATGCCGTTTATATAGGGGCAGGAGTAACATTTGTACGTCCCTTGCATCCACAGGTTAATTCGGTAGGTTTAGTATTCCATTACAAAATGTGGGATGGTTTTATGACCACTAATACAGTCTTTGATTATTCGCTTAACGAGAATCAAGGCACATCAGCAGGGTTCGTTACGCCGGAGTATCCAGGATTTGATTTTACCTCTGGTGTAATAAACGCAGGTAGTGGTGCGGTTATTGATGATGTTTTCGATGGCGGCGGTACGCTCTCTACATGGTTGAGACCTGAAAGCCAAGGCCCAACTAATGATGGCAGGGTGGCTGATAAGTCAAGGAATGGCAATGAAGGATGGCGTCTATTTTGTCCAGGTTCCGACACCACGTTGGAATTTCACATGGTGACCGATGGGGTAGATGGCGAGTGGACGTTCCCTATAGATATGATAGTTGATGTATGGCAACACGTAGTCATTACCTATAATGCCGATGCCACAGCGAATAACCCTTTAGTTTACATCAACGGTCTTGCGGTTGTTGTAACCGAGACAGGCACACCTAACGATACTCGTACTTCTGATGCCGGTAATACTTTATATTTAGGTTCGGAGGCTTCTGGTGGAAATTATTACGATGGTTCGATGGATGATTTTATGCTCTTCAATAGAATATTGTCTGCTGTTGAAGCCAGAAACATTTACGAAGTAACAAAATGGAGATACCAGAGATGAAAACAAAATTGATTGAAATGATTATCATTATAATCCTGTTTATGTTAATGAGTTCAAGTCTCTGTTTTGCTGGTTGGGACAATACTCTACCGGCGGATAATTCTGTTTGGAACGCTGCGGCGGGATTCATACGGAATAACTGGGATGCTCTCGAAGTTGTTTTGGGTGTTGACCTTGCCGGTGGCGGCGTATTTGATGTTAATGCTGTTGATATTATAACCATGAGTCCCTGGATTGATGTCAGGTATTATGGTGCAACCGGAGACGGAGTTACCGATGATACAGTGGCAATTCAAAGGGCTATAGTGGTAGCGAGGACTAATGGCGTACCTTTACTTTTCCCTTACGGCGCTGCCGGAACTTATCTTATTACTGCTCCATTGGTTCTTGCTTCTGATACTCTTGCGCCTGTGGATATAATAGGCATAAGTTCGACATGGCACGCCAGAACATTCCCTAAGATTCAAGCTAATATGAACAATACTTTAATAGATGTTCACGGCGCAACGCCAACATATAGCACCGGCCCGCTTATCAGAAATATCTGTTTGGAGAATTTGAATGTCGGCGGAGCTAATGTAATATTGAGATGTGATTGGACGTCAGGTTTGAAGTTAAAAGATGTTAGCATAAGAATTGGCGGCGGTGAAGCGATAAGTGCGGTAGGTACTGGATATTTAGTTTCATCTGTTTTCGAGAACGTCACTATAACGAATCCTGCCGGTGTTGGTTATGCCGACTTGTATAATTATGGTTATCGAATAAGTCCCCAGTGTAACGATATTACCATAATCAACGGACGGATTTATGGCAGTATATACGCAATTTTTTATGGGGGCAATACCTTAAACGTATATGGCTTAAACGCTGAATACAATCAGGTATTACTATGGCACATAGAAGCGGCATCAATTAACTTTATTGGTTGTCACGTTGAAAACACTCATTGTATAGTTACTAATGCGGATGCGGTTCCAATAGTCGATGGTAACTGGACTGACAATGCCGGTTTAGGCAACGCCGCAGGAACGGTTACTTTCATCGGTAACACACTTCTTAAAGGTACAAGGTCAAACGCTTTTGTTATTGATAGTCCGGGAGCAAGTCCTTCTTATCGGCTCGTTTTAATTGGTAATTATGTTTATGATGCTGCTGCTGGTACTACTATTGTAACCGGCAGTTTTACGCCGACTACATCAGTAGCATTGCCGGTTTCAACAAGAGTAACAGCTTATGGTAATACGGCGGCCTTAACGATTGCGGCATCAGCAACAACCGACCCTACAAGTTTCATAAATACGGATGTGATGGGGGCGGATTCTTATACATATCTTGAACGTCCAATGCTCGGTTTGGCACGACTGGAACCATTAACATTACCGACCGGAGCCACGCCATATATAGGTAGTGGTTCTTATTTTGTGACTGCTAATGTTGGCGCTACCAATGTAACAGATATTCTCTATGCAGCAGGCACGGCTCCTTTAGACGGCTCCTTGCTAATTCTTGTCGGTGCCGATGGCGGGAATACGACAATTGTGGACGGGGCTACCTTTTTCAATCTTGTAGGCAATGCCAATTTTGCTTTGGGAGATGGTGATGTACTTACATTGATTTATTCTGGTACTGACTGGCAGGAAATATCGAGAAGCGATAACTAATGTATCAGCCATTTCTTATCTCTGGATTCAAAACAGCCAAATCGATTGGATTAGAACCTTGGCTTAGTCCCCCCGACGCTTTTCCTACTCTTGAGAATATGCACGTCAACAAAGGGGTCTTGGAGAAACGTCTTGGATTCAGTCTGTTCGCTCAGATGAAACACGGAGCCGTTGCACAAACAGTTACGTCTATTGTAGGGATTAAATCTTATGTCAAGAATGGTATGCCCTGCTTATTGATAATGGACAGTAAGGGTATGGCTGGAGCATATACAGGTAGATGTAACTTCTACAACCCTGTTGATGCTACTATGACGGACATATCGAGCGTCTTGGGCGCTCCGGTGGATATTTTCACAGGTTCACCATCGGACTTCTTTCATTTCTGCAACTGGATGGGCGTTGGCTATATGGTCAATAATGTTGACCAGATATATCAATGGCCGGGCAGGACTAATCCGGTTGTTCCGTTCAATGTCCATATAGATGATGATATTGCCGCTAATCATATCAATACTTGCAGATTCATGTTTATCAAAGACGATAGGATGTTGCTTCTGGATACTGTCGAGCATGGCGATTGGTTTCCGCAACGCTGTCGATATAGCCCTGTTCTCCAGACGGTCTTTTCCGTTGCTGGCGGTGGCAATGTTGATGCTCCTACTTCGGAGCGAATATGTGCGGCTGGCTACGTTGGTAAAAACATAGCGGTCTATACGCAGGGGGGTGATTTGGGTACGTTGTGGGAAATCAAATCGACTGGCAATTCTGATATTCCCTTTAAGTGGGACAGAGTGACTACGACCGAACTTATCAGGTCGCCATACTCAGGAACGGAGATGAAGGATGGCTTGGCCGCAGTTGGCGCTACGAACATCGTATTTTACGATGGCTTTAAGATAAAAGACCTGGACATTCCGAACATCAGAGACATTCTCAAGGAGTTTAACGATGTCTATATCCGTTCTGTTTATGGCTATGTCCAGAAGGAAGAGCGGCATTTGTTACTTACGTTTGCGGATTCAGCCTCTTCAACTATCGACAGGATTCTCGATTACAACATTATGGAGAACAACTGGACGATACACAAATCCACACAGACATTTTTCTTGAATTGTATCGGTGGATTCACCGGCCAGAAAGTACCTACGATGGCCGAGCTTGATGATGTCGTGGCTGCTGACGGTGCTTTAATAAGCGCGATTACCGTTGATTCAAGGGCTGTACTCGGAACTCCCAAACCTTACACTCTAATAGGATGCCGGAATAGCAGGGTCTATAAGTGGGCTGATGGCGAGTACGACGGCACTGACGATGATAATGGCAAGATTGAAATTAAGGCTGAATCAATTGAATTGAACCCGTTTGTAGATAAAGGACTCAAGGTGGCCTGTGAGAAGATAGGGTTTTTGGTAGATAACGTTCCTACCGATTCGTTTTTAGCCTCTATGTATAAGAACACTTCAACTACCGCCTACAAGACGAAGACAATATCCTGCAATGGTTCTAACGATAATTTCTGGGTGTGGATATTCTGTGATGGTGAGATAGGCAATTTTCACAAGGTAGAAATAACGCACACTGAAAAGGGCAATACTCCCAAAATACATGCGATATTGCCGTACTTCGATTCGGCGGGGAGGTTGGACTTATGACACTTGAAAGAATTGATACTGATGTAAAGATACCTTTTGACGAAGATGCCCTGTTAAGTGGCGATCCTGCTAAAATTGCAGATGAATGGCGTGAACTGGTAAAGACCTTACAGGGGCTTTTGGAGAAGATAACAGTAGCAGCAAATTACGCTTTAGATTTAGTCGATGGTGAAGCGATTTATTCAAAACTTAAAAATGCAGATGGCAGTTACCCGATAGGGACATGGAGATTGATACAAGTCGGGGATAATTGGGAACGTCAAGTGCAATTAGTTCTTGGTACGTGGACATTCGCTGGCTATTTCGGTTTACCTGTATGAGAAAAGTGGTTATAATTTTGTTCTTAGTTTTTTCTTGCTACGGCACAACTTATGCTGATGTCTATACGTCTCACCAACTACCTACAGCAGATAGCTCGCTTGATATAGGTTCTGCAATCTTGCTGTGGCGGTACATATACGGCGATGCCTTTACCGATGGCACAGCATTGTGGGCTGGTAGTGAGCTATCTGGTTTTACCAGCATATCGGGGGTTACTCTTACCGATACGATATTAAACATAACTGGCGGTTCAATCACATCGGCGGTTAACGGTACGTTCTCAGGTACTCTTGAGGGTGTTGTTTTAACCGATGGCACTTTCATAGCCACAGGTGGTATCGTTACGGCTGGTACGTGGCATGGTACGGATATAGACATTTCAGATTACACAAATCTTGTCGCTGGAACTAATATAACATTGGTAAATGACACTCTTAATGTTGACGATGCTTTCCTGATAAACGATGGTGATGATACTACCACAGGGACAGTAACGGCGGCGGGTTTCACGACGGCTGGTACGGTGGATACCGGCGTACTCATAGTCGATACCACTACCCTTGTGGCGAATGTTGCGGGTTATGCAGATAGTGTAGGTATAGGAACGGCGACTCCGGGGGATGTTGGTTTTGCAAAATTGCAGATTAAAGGAGAAGACTCATCAGCCATAGGTCCGCACGTAGTCTTTGAAACAACAGAAGACATTTATCCTACTATGCAAATTCTCCCTTTTTTGCATGACAGCATATCTATTGTATTTGACGCTTATCTTGATGCTGTTGGATGGAAAAGCTCGGATGCAGGTAGTAATGCCCGTATCCATAAAAATAATGATTTATTGCGTTTCAGATACGATAGTGGCATCGCTCAAGGCGGCAATGTTATTTGGAATGATGGTTTAGTTATTGATTTAACCAATGGTAATGTCACAACTGATGTTCTTATGGTTGGTTCTAATCCACCCGCTACAGCTTTAGCTGCTGGAACTGCGGGAACGATAACCTACGATGCCAGTTATATATACGTTTGCATAGCAGCTAATACCTGGAAACGTGCCGCCTTGAGTACGTGGGCGGTTACTGATGTCCTTTTGTTGGATGATGGAGCCAGTAAACTCTTATTAGATGATGGAGCCAGTTTTTTACTGATACGATAATGAAAAAAATCTTACTAATTGTATTGATATTGTCGGCAACTGTTCAGGCCGCAGACACCGAATTGCAGGACTTGGCAGAGTTAGTGGCCATTGACAGCTCAGATGTTTTTTATGTAGTGGACGACCCTGCCGGAGCGCCTTTATCACGCAAGATTACAGCACTAAATCTTTTCGATATGATAGATACTTCTGCTGAATTACTTGCTATCCTGACGAATGAGACAGGCACAGGCGCTTTATGTTTTGCGACATCACCTACCTTGGTTACACCTATTCTTGGCACGATTACTTCGGGTGTAGGTACGGCATTAACAGCTTTGAACGGAGAGAATATACAAGACGATACGATTGACGATGATTCTATCGACTGGGCGGACTGTACGTTTGCAGACTTCGATTTTGAAACCGCTTGGCGGATGTGGCATAGCGACGCTGCTGGCGATGTTATTGAAATAACCCTCGGTGCCGATGGTACGTTCCTTGAATCAAACGGCGCTGCCGCTAATCCGGCTTTTAGAGTTTTAGCGGATGGTGATGTACCGGATACTATCACTATTGACTTAGCAACGTTGGCGACTACGGTTACGTTGGCAGATGATGACGCCACTAACGACAACCAGGATATTGTGTTTACGACAGACGCCGCTGGCCCGGTGAATCTGGAAGCCGATATTGGCGACTTCTATTACAATCCTTCGACCGGCACAGTAACGGCTACCGAATATGTTGGCGGCGGAGCAGGGATAACAGGTCTGTCGGTTACTTACGAGAACATAGGTGACCCTGCCGCTGCGGGTTCAATAACATTTCAAGACACTGAAACGGCGACATATATAACCGAAACAACTGCTACGGACTTTTTTGAGATACAGGCAACCGGAGCGTTTGCTGATATTAGTCTCTTTAGAGTTTCACAGGGTACGGGCAACCCGACAGACGGAGCTTTAGCAGAGTTTGTAACGGCGGATGCTGAGGACGATGTTGACCAGCTCCTTTTAGGTAATAGCACAGATGACCAGGTAACTTTCCGTATTATAGAGGCTGGGACACTGACAATAGATGTAATCAGTGACGGCACACCGCAGACACAGTTTTCAGACTTAGTTACGGGTAATGCGGGGATAACGGTAGCTACCACTACAGCCTTTTCTTTTGGTGCGAATAGAATCGACAATGGTGCAGACTTGATTGATGGAGAGCAGATAGGCAATGATACTATAGACAATGATAGTATCGACTGGGGCGATATGACCGACTTAGATACTGATGGTACAGTAATCTGGGGAAATATAGCTGAAGGCGAATTAACTAATGCTTCTGTTATAGATGCTGATATTAAAGACGATACCATTCAGGAACCAGCACTCAATACAACTAACGCTGCCGATGCGGGCACAGACGATTATCTTTTGTCGTACAACCACGCTGGCACTAACTTTACGTGGGTGGCTGGTGGCGCTGGCGATATGACAAGGGCAGTGTATGATTCAGGTTTATCAGGTGGCGTTGACCAAATTACTACAGTTGATAGCACTTATGCCAGTGATTACGTAGTTCTGACCGGAACCGCTGTCGGTACGGATACGCCGAAGACGGATGCGGCATTAACCTACGATGCTACGAGCGGCACTTTGGCGGCCACAGAGTTTTCAGGTGGCGGTTCGGGCTTGACACTCGCATCTACAGATTTATCAGACACAGCAGCCCTTCTTTATGAAACGGAGCTTGATGATTTTGCCGAGCTTGATGCACAGATAGCAGATAAGGCGTTAATAAATCTCGCTGACGGCGGGACGTTCACGGGTAATATCATTGCCAACGCCAACTTGTCGGTAGGCAATGCCGCTGCTACGGCAGGGGTTTTAACGCTTCTCGAAGATACCGATGACGGTGCTCACTTTGCTTCTTTTATGGTTCCTGCCCTTGCCGCCAGCACAATCTATACCCTGCCGCCCGACGATGGTGATAACACGGAAGTTCTACAGACAGACGGCGCCGGAACTTTGACCTGGGTGGCAAACGCAGGAGGCGGCGCAACGGCCTGGGACGATATAGGAGACCCTGACGCAGCAGCGACAGTTGATTTTACGACTTATACACAGACTATTGATATAGGAGTTACAGATGACGGCGGCCCGAAAAGCGGCCTTATCTTGGATGTGACAGGTCTTGGAGCGGGCTTGACGGATGTTATAGCCCTTGAGATTACCACAACTGCCAATGATGACACTGATTATATACCCATCGCAATATATGATGATTCAGGCGGTGATAACGATGAGATTTTTAAGATTGATTCTTACGGAAGAATATATATGACAAATGGAGGCTATATTATAAATGTGGATGATAATTATTTCAAATTCGGAGAAAATGGTGATGAATTACGTATGTTTTTTACAAGTAATGATGTTGATTTACTTTGGTCTGATGGCGCATTAAATCTACGCAATGCAGAGGATGGTGTTGATGGCATAGTAAACATACAAGGCAAGGATACAAACGAAAAAGGAATCCTGCGAGTAATGTCCGATGGTGACGACAAGTACATTGAGTTACATCACGACGATACAGATGGTCACATCATAACGAACACAGGTGACATTCACATCGAACCTGCCGGTGGGGATACAGTCTTTACTGGTGGCGGTGATTTTGGTGGAGCGGATTTAGAATTACCACAAGCAAGTCCTGCCGTCCCTGATGCTGATGGCGAAATAGAACTTGATTTTACTGATGGTACAGTAGTCATTCAGCACGGTTCGGCACACGCAGAATTGGGTGCGTCAACTGACGTAGTGGTAGGCAAGTTGATACGTTCTTTTGGAGCAACTATCTTTGCTCCCGATGGCGTTAATGACGTAATGACGGTCAAGGCAATTAACTCAATCGAGTTTCCGCACGGTATAGTTATAACAGCTATTTATCTTGGCGTTTCGTCTGATGATGGTTATGTACTGACTGTTCAGAACTTTGACGATTTCGACACAATCAATGGAGCTAATCCAACGATTGATACGGTGACTTATAGTGCCGATACGACAGGTGAGATAATCGACACGACACCTACTTATGCAACGATAGGAGCGGGACAGATAATAATGGTAAGTATTCCGGCTACAAATGTGGATTGGATACATTTTGAAATTTATTATTATGAGCCAGCGGCCTGAATAGATATGGAAAGAGCTTTGTTATTACAAACGTGGCCTCGGCCTCAACAGAAGCTATGGCAGGAATTGAAAAAGCAGGGGATTGTGATTCCTGGGCCGGTCAATATGGAACTATATAAATAGGAGAAATTATGAATAAAAGATTTGTAGGCAAAATAATGCAATGGACGTTGGTATCTCTGGCTTGCGTTGTAATGGTAATTGTGTGTGTGACTCCTTACAGGGTACAAGCGGCACTAACTATAACTTCAAGTATAATTGATGACTGGGCTGCTGTAGCAGAAGGAGCAACAGATGAAAGCACGGTTATTGCTCTATCGGCTAATTATGCAACTTTCGTACACATTCAGGCTTTTACTGATATGAACGATGCCCACGAAGGCACTCTCTTTTCAATTCAAGTTTCAGGAGCGGCTGCGGGCGATGAGGACTGGTCGGAACTAACTCAATTTATTGCTTTAGTTGGCGATGGTGATTCCGAACCAATTGATGATGACCCGTTGGATGCAACCGATACGACCATTGTAGTATCCGATACGGGCGGTGGGTACGAAACTGAACCGATGGGAAAGTGGATTGCCATAGAGGACGGTACGCTTATCAATTCAGAACTATGCTGGATAACAGGATTTACGACCGACACAAATATTACAGTGTTAGACGGCGTAACCAATGCACACGCCGTATCTACTTTGCTTTGGGATGTTGCAATGTCGAGGACGATAATGATTCCATTCGGTTCGGGGGCGAGGGCGAAGGTGATTTGTATGAACGGATACGATATAGACGGAACAGCGTCATCGCTAAACTGGAAAGTGGGGAAGACGGTAACAACGGCGCTTAACTAATGAAGAAACTAACTATACTATTATTGATTTGCTTATTAACGACTTCGGTTTTTGGTCAATGGCAATCTGGCGTAAAGCCCCTTTTAGGTCGGCAAGTAAACTGGGCACATCCTCTGTCTAAGGGTCTTGTCGGTCTCTGGCTATTCAATGAAGGCTCAGGCGATATCGTCAATGATTTGAGCGGGAATGGGAAAACAGGTACTCTGCAATCTGGTGTTTCATGGTCTATTTCTGATTATGGTTGGTGTCCTTATGGAGTTCAGAATAATTCCGGTATAATAACAGACCTCTATTCCGCATCATGGGACAATGGTTTCAGTATAATTGTTAGAATAACTCCAGATAGTAATTTAGGGACAAGCGATTATATTGTTGATGATTCTAATGGCTCTGTTGGTCTCGCTGTAAGGACTGATAGTTCTGATGCCACAAAATTAGATTTTTTCACTTATCCAGGGCCGTGTATATTAGAACCGACTACAGCATTTTTAGCTGTAAATACTCCTACTGTTATTGGTGTTATACATGGTCCCACAGCGAACCATCTTTATAAAGACGGGACATATATTGATTCTGATAGCACTAATTTCACTTTAGCTATTGCTGATAGTGCATCTCCATTGGCATTCTTATCAGAGTATAATAGTCAAAATGCAATACCCGCCAAAATTGATTATATCTTAGTTTACAACTGTGCCTTATCTGCTTCTGAAATAGCCCAACTCTACAGTATGCCATTTTGTATGTTTGAGGGCGATTTAACAGTTGCACAAATGTACGATTATAGCGGTGCGCCACCGGCCCCATCAAGCCAATTTATTATGATTCAAATGACGGCGATACCGTTCTCCATAATAATTATAATCGCAATTTCTCCGGTGTTTAGAAAATGGAAATCCAGATATTCAATGATGACATAGAGACGTTGAGGCCAATTGTGGAATCCTGGCAGGAGAACGTACAGGACAACGATTTTGGCATTATTGCCGATGATATTGACAAGTATCTAAATGAGCTTGGCTATATGGTTTTACGCCCAGACGCGGATTTAATCGTTCTCTATGACGGCGAAACGCCAGTTGGCTATATAGGTCTGAGATATTTTAGTAGTCCGTTAGGTAGTCAGATGATGGCCGAGGAACATTTTTTCTTTGTTATACCTGAAAAAAGAGGCTTGGCAAGTATGCGACTTCTCAAGAATGCCAAATATTTAGCCAAGTTAAAAGGTTGTAGCCACATCATTTTCAACGCCAGCAACTTGGCATCGGAACTTCACGATAAGTTGTGTCGCGTCTATGAAAAGATGGGGTTTATGAAGTTTGAAACGAGTTATGTCACGGAATTAGAATAATATATTTTAATTACAAGAAAGTAGAGGTGTATCACGGGCTGCTTCAGTGGAGATATTAAAGGACAGAGTGTTCAACAGGTTGAGAAATTAACACCGGAACAACAGCGGTTAGTGGCCTTGCTAACCCAAAAGGCTGCACCGGCAATTAGTGGTGTTGGTGGAGCTACCATTCCCGGTATGGAGTTTGCGCCCGGCGGGCCTTCTGGATTACAACAGCAGGCATACGGTATGGCAGGACAGGATATTAGTCAAATGATGAGACCTGTATCCGACTTTGCGCAGAATATATTTCAACAGGAAACTATACCATCTATTATGTCAGCTTTGGGTGCTGGCGGTATGGCTCGTAGTAGCGGGGCTGCGAATATACTCGGCAGAGAAGGCCGGAATCTCGGTATGGGTATGGCGGCTCAATTCGCACCGATGCAGTTCCAACAGCCGGGTATGATGGCTGGATTAGGCGAACAGCAGCGAGGTATAGGGGAAGAGCAGACACAATATGGTCTTAATAGATTTATGATGGGCGCTCCGGAAGCCGACCCGCGATTAGGATTCATAGGCCCGGCGTTTACTTCTGCTTACGATACCGCCGTACAACAGGGATTTATGTCGCCCGGACTTG